ATCAACAGCATACGCAAAACCTCTATGACAGATAGTTGCGATCTGTGTTCCTGTACCAATCTTTTGTGGTGTCAAATAACCATTGTTACTTGTACCCCATGTTGCTGTACCATCTAAAATTTCTTCAGTTGGAGCGATTGGGTTAAATTCTGGAACTTGTATTCTTGTTCCACCTTCTGTTGCGTCAAGAAGTGAGTTTCTTACAACAGCACCAGATTTGATAAATGCACTACGTTCCTTGATAGCTTCGGAAACATATGTGCTGAGATTATTTCTCTTAACGATGTCCGCTAATAGGACACCGCCAGAATAATTCTGAAACGGAGCAGCCATTCAGATTACCTTGTTACTTTTGCGATACCCTAGTCACAGACGAGGGGATTAGTTTCACAGAAACTAACTATTTTTGAGCCTCTTGCTTGAGCACTGCTGCAAGCTGCGGATCTTGTTCTAATAGTAGCATTTGTTGTGTGAGATTGCCCGTTTTCCAAGGGTTTACCTGACCTCCACCAGCATTTGCTACGGGGCTAGGTCTAGCACCCATTCCTGCTGCTGAACTTGGCTTGAAATGATGTTCCCAACCACTTCCAGGGTTTTTGAGACTACTGAGATAGGTATTTAAATTTTGTTCTACTCCACCATTGAGAACAACAACTTCTCCGTTAGCGTTCTTTTGTAACTTATTTTGTAACAATGATAAAGTTTGTTCTGCATTTATCGCTCCAAGATTACTGATAGCTGCGAGGGCTGCTGTTTTTGTGGAAGCTACTTCGTGAGAATTTTTCATATCCTCAAGCTGCTGAGACAAAGATAATATCTGCTGCTCTTTATCTTGGGCTGTTTTGTTAGCTTCTTCCCACAAAGTTTTCCATTGACCCTGTTCTTCTAAGTCTTTGGTTCGTTTTTCCTCTTTCTGTTTATAGACATCATCCAGTTTTCCCTTGATGCCTTTGAATTTTTCCTCGGCTTCAGCAGCTTCCTTACGGGCAGCAGCTAATTTTGCCTCATATTCTGCTTTTACAGAACTGAGATCAGGTGCTTGTGGTTGTGAAGGAGTGTCAGCCACGGGCTGTTCAGGAGGATTCACGGAATCAGGCTGAATGACTTTTTCTTCGATTGCCATTAATTATTCAGATAGTGGGTTAGTTGTTTTCTTTTTAGTAACTTTTTTCTTAGTTGCTTTGGGTTCGGGAGTAACTTCAGTAGTTTCCTGTGTTCTAGGTTTTAACTCTGTTACTTCCCATTTGTACGTTCCGTCAGATTGCAGAACTTTATCAAGAGATCCAGCCATGAGAATGTGTGTACTTATCTACTATTGTATCAAACTATTCGGGTTTGGCCTCATTTGCTGATGGTAATACTTCACCTTGAACTAAAATATCTCTAAATTCCTCTCTATCAATGACTTGTTGATCGAATAAAGATGTTAAGGCTGTAATATCTTGACCAATTAATCTTTCAATATCAAAATCTCTGCTGATTTTTACTTCTGGTGGTTCGATTCCAACATATTCGGCTGAGAGATTGAAGGCTTTTTGTAGTTTTTGCTCTAGTTCCATAGAAACCATTGCAAGCATAGAATTAGTATCTACACGATCTAGTCTGCGAGCATCTGCTGATTCTGCAACAAACTTCTGTTGTGATAATGTACTAATTCCGAGTGTTGCCATCTGCATTTGTAGCTCTTTTATTTCTGCTGATTGTGCATCAAAAGCACTGGAAGCTGGTTCTACATAGTATATTTTGTTACCTGGTTGAGTTGCCATCGCATAATTCACAGATATAGCAAGGTCTTTTGTCTGATCGTCATAACCTTCCATTACAAGCATAGGTTGAGATGCAACGTGCAAACTATGTATTAAATCAGCCTGTCTTTGAAAATGTGCAAGATTTAAGTATGCAATATCGAGTAAAGGAGGTTTGCTGACTAAATTATCTGTTTTTCCCGAATAAATTGTGACTAAAGGTATTTCTCCAAGAGAAAAATCACCAGACTCAACCTGTTTGTAGTCTTTATCAGATGATCCAGCTTCAAAACTACCAGCAGAACTTCCATCTGATACGTCATACATTTCTTCTATCTGCTCTTTTTTGCGAAATACTTTGTAACTTCCTGGTTCGATTACTCTTATTTGATCGAATACTTTTTCTCCGAACTGTCCGTCTGGGAGTACAGCTTTTTCACCGATTCTTACTTGTATTAAGTTTCCATAGTTTGATTCTCTATCTAGTCTCCAACCATAAAGATTATTTGGGTCGACTTCGATCCAGTAAGGTCTGCGGTTCTGTTGACGTTCTTCTGCGAGACTTACTGCTCCTGATGGTGCAGGATAATCTACAAGAATGTGACTCTGGCCGTATGTAAGAGAACACATCAGTAATCTTCTAGCATATTCGTCTAAATCTGACTTTCTGCCATCTACATCCATCTTGAACATTTCGGTCCAGTAAGGATCACCATTGAGTGTTATTGGTTTTCTTAATACAAGACCTGTGGCTGCTCGGATTAATCTTTGGGTGAATGGGGAAAATACAGCACGATTTACTCTAGCTAGGTAGGCATCGTAATCTTCTCTTGGCTCTAGTGGTAGGAATGTTTCGCTATTTGTTCGGAGGTAATCTGTTCCTTCGGTTACAGCTTTCATTATTTCCCAACCTTTCATCATGTCTAGGACAGCCCTCGTGCGAGTAAAAGGACTGTCTATCCCACCTACAGAAGTAGATGAGATTATGTTGGTTCTAATTGGTCCAGGTACAGCGTAAGTCATTTAACACCTCCATCTTTTTAATGCTAACGCTTTTCGGGTTGGTCGGCCTTTTTTATCTTTTAGTGGACCAGGCATACCTTTCATACGGGCACAAAACGATTTTCTTCTTGCTGCTCTTTTTCCTGTTGGATTCTTTTCAGTAACAGGTGCTTGTAAGTTGCTGCCTGTTGCACGATTATATTTAGCTCTGCCTTTTGCAGTCAGTCCTCCCTTCTTAGACTTTTCGCCTCTTCCTACGGATAAACTGACTCCCTTTTTGCGTGGCATTATTTTCCCACCTTCTTCATTGTCATTTTATGGGCTTCGGTAAAAGTTTTACCTCTTAACATTAACTTTTTCATCTCTTCCATGTGCTTTCTAGTATGAGTGCTCTTCTTTTTATGTCTAGCTAAAGCATCTTCCTGTCTTTGAGTTAAAGTTTTCATTTTTTCTTCCTCTTTTTCTTGGAACGTAGCTTTTTAAGATCAGCAGTCGTGATCTTATCCCGTGGTGGAGCAACAGCAGCAAGTTTACGTTGTTTGCTCGAATAAGATCCTTTAGGCATTAGAGAGCAGAAGTAATAGCACCATTAGTTATAAAACTAACTGATACTGTAGAAATATCACCAACAGTAGAATTGAATGAAGTTCCTGTAATAATTGCGTTAAAACTTAATTTTTTACTTCCTGATGTATCTAAGAATAAGTTGAATGTAGCATCGCCAGCATCTTCTGTTGTTAATACATCACTAATAATTTCAGCAGTATCATCTCCAGATGTTGCTGTGTAAAGAAGATCAACAGTACCAGAACCAGAAATTAGGCTACCAACAAAACTTCTTGAGGTTGCACCATGAGAAGTAGTTTCTAATGTGTCTTTTGTTGTATCTAAAGTCCAAGCTGTTGTAGAAGCTATAGCTCCAACTGTTCCAGTTCCGTTATCAAATGATACAGAGCCTTCTTCACCACGAAAAAATGCCATGATTTTTGCGAAATATACTATATAGCACTATATTACCGTGAAACTGCAACTTTCACAGCTATTTTTTCTTCTTTTTACGTCTATGTTGATAAGTTATCTTCTTACTGCTTGTTTTTTCGCGTTTAAATCGTGCTTTTTCGGCTGCTGACATCTCTCCGACAGTCTTAGGTGTCTTACTTGAGACACGTTTTTTGGGTCGACAAGCTGGATAGCCTCGCTTTTCGCCTTTTTGACGGCCACAAGGCTTGCCAGTTTTGACATCTACCCAGTTTTCCTTGAACCAACGGGTTAGACCACCACTACTTCTTGCCACGTTTTTTCTCCACTCTGTAAGTGCCACCACGCTTTTTGTACTCTCGTACAAGCCATGCGTTAGCGTAAGCAGATGGATAAACTTTGAATTTACGCTTTGCTTCTGACTTTACCCTAGAGTACAACGCTTTATTTACAGGAACATTCGCCACGTTTCTTACCTCCCTTCTTTTTCTTCTTCTTTTTCTTTGTAGTGGAATGGTACATAGTAGAAAAAGGAAACTCTTAGTATATTCTAAACGAAGTTTGGCCTAATGTCTCTGGTTTGGCAAGGTTAAATTGTTGGAGGCAAAGGTAGCCGAAAGCGTCAAATGCGTGGTCGACTCCAAGGTTTTTATTTGGCATACCTGTGTTTGGTGCGTAAGTTAAAGTTCGGAGAGATTTTATCAATTCTTTACAGCGTGGGTGGATTAAAGTTCGTCTTTCTCCTGCTGCATCAAATAGTGCGGTGTTTACTGATGTAATTTTGTCTCTTATTTTCCAGGGTGCTTTTGGGGAAGATACAGTGAAACCGCTTCTGCGTAGGATAGTGTGGTCCGTTGAGCCAACTCCTGATGTTTTTCGGGCTGCACCTGTAGGGTCGGGGCAAGCTATTATTCTTCTATCTACCCCGTATCGGTGGGTTACTTCTTCTGCAAAGTCCCAGGTTGTTGCACCACCTGTCATAATTATTTCGTCAAAGACGTAGAGGATGTCTCGGTAGCGTACTGCACAGATTCCGCAAAGTGGATCTACGTTAAAATCGACTCCTAATAAAAGTGGGGCGATAGATATGTCCTCCGCTTCGGTAGAAATGTTGGAATCTGAAAAGGAGACTGCAACGAGACCCGTGAGATTCTCGAAACTTGCCTCGAACTCCTGCTTGAATGTTCTGGTATCTAATTGGGCCTTTGCTGCTTCGACTTCTTCTTCTGGAACATTACCCCCGTCTATTGTTGTGAAGCTCCAGCGTTTCCAGTCACCTGTATCATCTTCTGGAACGTAACACCATAAATCGTAGAACCATGATGCTGTACCATCTGGTGTGGATATAAAGAGTGCCCAACCTTGTTTATCTGCGAGGGCTGGTCTGATTACTTGGAACCAGACATCGGAATCCATGAAGGCTGCTTCGTCAAGTACTACTCCAGCGAGGCTTCGGCCACGCAGGGTTGTTGCGTTTTCGGTTCCTTTGAGTTCGATTAGCGATCCATTTATTAGTTCGATTTTGAGGTCGGTTTCGTTTTTGGATTGGATCCATTCTCGTGGGATAAGTTTCTTTATTTCTTTCCAGGCTATATCTTTTGCCATGCGATAGGTTGGGGCACAGTAGAAATATGTTTCGCCAGGGCGGTCTATTGCTGCTTTTAGCAGTTCAATACAGGATAAATAGGATTTTCCGAATCTTCTGCCAGCCACTAGGACTCTAAATCTGTTTTTTGCGTTGAACACCTCCCCCTGTGCCCATCTAAGTGATAATTTTTCGGCTGTTTTTGTACTCATGTAGTAAAGAATAGCTTAAATATGAACAAATTTCCGTGTTTTGGTCGACTAAATGAGGTTTTTAAGGTTATTATTCAAGTATTAGTATTTATTTAGTCCGTGGCTCAAGCATACTATCGACCAGATGTAGACAGTCCAAACGCTCCGTTGGGTGGTAAGGTCTGTGGAAGAAGAAATCCAGATTCAGTTATTGAAGCTAGGAGGCAAAGATTGTACAGTCGTCAGCTTGAGGGCTTGACTACTAGACAGTTGGTTCTAGATCACGCAACCAAGGAAAATATTGGGGTTGATACAGCATGGAGAGATTGGGGTAAGGTCAAGGAATGGAACGATGAGGATTGGGAAAAAGACAGAGAGAAAATGGTGGCACGGCTCCAGGGGATGAGGATGAGGCTTTTTAACAAGGCTATGAAGAGGGGTCAGCTTCAGACTGCTGCTCAGATATTAGATTCGTTAGGTAAAGTGCTTGGGGAGAGTGAAGAGACAATTAATTTAAACACTCCACAGCTTTCTATAAGCGTAGAAGGAAAGAAAAAATAGTCTTAATTTGTAGATTTATCAGTAGGTTCAGGGTTAGATAAAAATTTTTGTGGCATTTTGCTACCCTGCCCCTGCGGTGGCCTGCGGGTACGGTGGCCTGTGCGTGTGGTGTTTGATGCGCGGGGCATTGGTGGGGTGCAGTGGATAGACTAACCAACAAACAATAAAAAACCCGCACTGGGCGGGCGTGGTGTATTGTGTGCGGGCGTTGATTATTTCGCTTGGGTTGGTGGGGTGGTGTAGCCTTCGATATGTTCGGGGGCGTAGTAACTAGCACCAAAAAACAAAATGATAAATAATATCATAGCGAAAAAGCTTTTCTTGTTTTCAATCTTTATAGATTGTGCGGTTGGTACTCTGCGTTGTGATTGTTTCATGTGTTTATGGGGGTAGTATGAGCTAAGAGAATAAAAACAACTAAATTGGTATGTTGTTATGTTTTTTTAATCCAACTTTTATTTCAATAGCTTTTTCTATTTTTCTTAAAATAGATTTTCTTACTATTGGTTGGTCGGGGTCTCCGCATGATGAGTAAGAACCATATTTAAAACTACTTTGTAGTTCCTTTAATTCCTGTAGTGTAAAAAATTCGTGCATTGTTTTTACTCAAAAGAAATAACAACCTTAAACTTTTTCGGTTCGTCTCGAAATTGTTTTTGATAATCTACAAAAGCATTATCTGGTATTTGTGATAACCATTTTTGAAAAGCCTTTTTGTTTTCGGCGTTGGTGTTGGTGTTTGATTTGTACATAATTAATTAGATTTAGTTTTTAAATTAAAATGATAATTAAATAAAGAACTAGCTTGTTGGTGTAATCCTTTATTAGTTAGTCGTTTGACTTCTTCTAAAACTTTAGTTTTAAAAATTTGTTCTTTAGTTTTCATTTTGCTAATTCCTTTAATCTTGATACTTTAGAAAATCCATAAACAAACATTTGTTTATCTGCATCAAAATAATTTGATGTATCGGGAATTGTACGAGCTGGTGCGGGTTTGGTGGGGTCGCTGGTTTCGTAACACTTCCAAACACCTTTATTGTTATAGTTCCAATTTCCACTTGGAAGAAATAAATATTTAAACTCATCAAAACAATCGCGTTGAAAAAATTCTAAAACACCTTTGTGTTTTTGTGGTTTGACACTTTCCCAACTTTCGGGGCGATCCACATAATACAAAGTCTTTAGTACTTGTTTGTTATTAATCATTGGGTGCTTTTCCCTTTTCCAATTTTGACTAGATACTAGAGAACTAATATCACCATTTGATATTAGATTATTAACCTTTTCTGTAGTATCAAAAAACTTTTTTAAAAAATACCCTGTGTGTTCAGGGTATCCGTCGAAATGACAATAAATAGAATTAACAGATTTGTCATCTTGTAAAATTCCAATAACTGATCTTGTAGACATAATAAATTGTTGGGTGAAATTTGAATTAGGCTTATTGCCTACCCTTATTATATCGTACTTTTTAACATAAGCTAATACAATATAAGCAATAAAACACAATAAAAACACTTGAGAATAGTAAGACTAACAACCAAAAAACCTAGTCATAGCAACACTTCTTTAGTCTTAAGTTAATAATCATATAATTCTAAAAGTACTACAATACAAATACACATAAACAGATTTAAAAATATAAGATTCTCAGTTAGTCTCATTTGAGATTCGGCCAATAAAAAACCCCGCTTTTTGGCGGGGTGTATAGTGTGAATTAATAATCTAAATCATAAAGCTAGACATAATTCTTTAGATCTATCTATTATTGCTGAGTTTTTACCATAATAGTTTTGTTCCATTCTTATCCTAGCCTTTTCGCTATCGTCTTTTATATTTGATGCACCCATTTGATGAGAATAATAGTAATTAATCCCATTGTGTAGGCTGTAGGCTGTTCTACCATTTAACTGAAATTCTTTTTCTAAATTCTCTTTAATCTGTTTAACCTCAACTAAATCAAGATATGTTTTATCTCTTTCTTGTTTTAGTGTTCTATCAATACATACTTTTTTGTTATTCCATTTATCAAAATACAACCTTTCTAAAACTTCTTTAACTTGGTTGTCTGTAATTTCTTTACGAACCATTAATCTATAATCCTCTATTGACTTTGTAAACTCACCTTTATTGAAATCAATAATAGAATTAATCCTTGCTACATTATCATTAATAGATTTTGTATGTTTAAAAACTAAAGGATTAGATTGTTTTAATTTATTCATTTGATTAAAACAAAACATACGAAAA